CGGCGCATTTATGTAAGGAGCGGCAAATGGGCATCCTCGGAAATATGTTTGGCATGGATGACGAGGGGTCCTCGGACTTCGGCGCACGCCTTGCACTCGCCAGTCAGGCGCTCATGGCTATGGACCAAGGGCAGGTGGCGAACATCGGCCCCTCTATTGCCGCCCTCAACGCGCAGCGCCGCAAGTACATGGATCAGGCCAAGAGCCAGAAGTGGCTGCAGAACCAGGCCGCCTCGATGGCAGACAAGAACCCGCGCCTTGCCGCCATACTGGAGAACGCGCCTCCTGGCGTGGGCGAGAGCCTGATCAGCAAGTACCTCGAGACGCAGTTTCAGCCGCCAGACTGGAAGACGTTTGAATCGCAAGGTGACGTTTATCGCTACGATCAGGGAGACCCGAACAGCAAACCTTCGATGTTCTTCGACGGGCCAGATGATCCGTTCAAGGCGCTGCTGAGAAGCATCGACCCGAGTGCCGGCCAGCCTCCGGCTCCGAGTCCCGTTCCGGGTGCTCAGGCTGAATCTGGTGCGCCTCCGCCCTCGAGCTCTGAGGCGCCTGACATGCCTTCCACCGGCGGCGCTCTGACGCCGCAGATGAAGATGCTGGCCCGGTCCTTCGGCCTGCCGGAGAATGCGACTGTTGATGACGTCATGGCGCTCAGGGATGCCGCCCTGATGGGTGGCGAAGATAATGCCAGATCGGTGGCAGAAACGATCCGCAAGAGGTACGAGACGCAGCAGTCACAGGGTTTCGATCTCACGCAGAAGCAGAACGAGAATGCGTTCAAGCTGCAGGATGACTACTGGCGCGTCGGTTCGAAATATCAAGAAATCATGAACGCAGCCGACAGCATGTCTTCGGTGCCTGACGACCCGAACGGCTTCGAGCGCGTGATGACCATGTACAAGTACATGCGCGCCCTCGACCCTCTGGGTGCTGTGCGCGAAAGCGATGCCGCTCTGGCACAGAGTGCTTCTGGCCCCTACGCGCGCCTCGAGCAACTGTTCTCGCAGTACAGTGGCGTGTCTGGCAGCGAAATCCCGAAGGCGGCGGCGCTCGAAATGAAGCGCCTCATTCTCGAGATGGGAGAGACCGCATCAAAGGCCGACTTCAAGGCTCGCAAGAAGACGATCTCCCGCGCGAAGGCAATGGGTATACCCGAAGACAAGGCCGAGGGCGCCATCTTCGGTGGCCTGCAGGACGACGTCGACATGAGCGGCTACACGCCGCGCTTCACGCCCGGCCCGAGGTCTGGAGGCGCGCAGACTGACGCAGGTAGTGGCGAAGCTGATATGGAATGGACCCCGAGCGGAGGTGCTCAGTAATGGCCGAGACAATCACTGTAAAGGGACCCTTTGGCCTGTCGGAGAAGTTCCCGAAAGGCACCGACGTTGACACCATCAACCGCGTGATGGCCGAGAAGTGGGCCAAGAGCCCGCAGCGCCAGATGGACGAGCAGGCCTCGAAGATGTCGCATGCGGATCTTGTCGACGCCTACCGAAAGACGCGGCCTGGCGACCCTTGGGGCGACTTCCTCGGTAAGAAGCTCGAGCAGCAGATGCCGGGCGAGACGGCAGACCAGCGCGACAAGCGCATCGGCAAGGGTGAAGTAAGCGCAGTCTCCAAGGGCAGCTCGGCACTCGCAGGCTTCGCCGACGTGGGCAACTACGGCTTGTGGGACGAGGGCGCAGCAGCCCTCGACAGTCTTCTGGGCCGCGGCACCTATGACCAGGCTTTGAACAACCGCCGCCAGCAGCAGGCGGAACTCCGCGACACCAACCCGAATAGTTACATGGCAGGTGAGATCGGTGGCGCAGTTCCACTCACAGCGCAGGCCCTTCTTGCGGCTCCTGCCGCGACAACCCTTCCCGGCATGGCAGCGGTCGGTGCGACCGAAGGTGCAATGCAGGGCGGCCTCTATGGCTTTGGCTCAGGCGAAGGTGCTTCCGATCGCCTGTGGAAGGCGCTCGAGCAGGCAGGCATCGGCGCCACGATTGGCGCAGCGGCTCCCTACGCCGGCCGCGCTGTCGGTTCGATTTATCGCACCGGCCGCGAGGCACTGATGAACAACTCGACCGTCCGCAAGGCCAGCAACAGCGTCTGGCAGATGCTGCAGGATAACGGCCTGACCCTCGACGACGCGCGCAAGCTGATCCAGAAGATGGGTGGCGACGCCTCTCTGGCTGACATTTCGCCCGGCATGCGGGTCGAGGCGGCAGGCACGGCGATCAAGAACCCTGAGGCGCAGACCAAAATGGTCGAGCGTTTTGGCAAGCGAGATGTCGGGACGAAGGGGCGCGTGAAGGACATCCTCGACGAAGGCTTCGGCCAGTTCAAGGACCCACAGACGATTGCCGACGAGGTCATAGCGACGAAAAAGACGACCGGACCCGGATACAATACAGCCGAGCTTTATAAGGTCGACAGCAGGGTTCCTGTCGCTGAAATCCACAAGTCCATGAAGACTTACGGACAAAACTCAGACACCGGCAAGGAACTGCAGAAGTATCTTTCCCAACTTGTCGATGAGAAGGGCAACCTCATCGAGCAGGGTAACATCGTTCACGGAGTGCGTCAGGAAATTGACGCGGCCCTGAAGCGCGGCAACTTACCGAACTCCGCCCCATTCAAGGCAGTGCGCGATAAGCTCGACGAGGTTTTGAAGGGGCAAATCCCCGGTTTCAAAGAGGCTGACAAGACGTGGAGCGGCGCGCAGAAAGTGCAGGAGGCATTCGACTACGGGCAGGGCGAGGTGATGACCTCGAGAACCTTCCCCGGCCAGTTTGAGAAGAAGTGGACAAAGATGTCCGACCCAGAGAAGGCGGCGACTATGCAAGGCTCGCGCGCCGACATCGAGATGTCGATCTCTGGTGCGCCGAACGCCAGCCTGAAAGCCGACCGCAAGCTCTCGCAGAACATGAACGACGTGAAACTTCGCCGCATGTTGGACGAGAGCAAGTCCGGAGCCTACGACAAGATTGCAGATGGCCTAGACACCCAGCAGGACTTCCGCGCCACATTCGACCTCGTCGACGCCACTCGCGGCTCGAAGACGGCGCCGGTGACGGCCGCCGGCAACAATCGCTGGGGCGGCAAAGGCATCCTGCCGAACGTCGTCGAGGCGACTGGGCAGGCGGCGACTGCTGGCGCGGCTGGCGGCGTTCCGGGCGCGGTCGCGTCGGTCGGCGCTCAGGTGGGTGCGGCCGGCTTCAGAAAGCTCCTTCAGAAGGTCACCGGCGTGAACCCGAAGGTGATCGCCAAGGCCGGCGACCTGCTCTCGACAATGGGGCCAGAGGCACTGCAGTCGGTTGATACCATTGCCGCCGTGCTGAAGGCTCGGGGCGTTGCCGAGAGGGAGGCCAAGCTGATCGCCTCGGGCGTGCAGCAACTCTTGAAGAGCGCGGCCGTGCCTACTTCTGCCGCTTTAGATGTCGGTGGTGCAGGTAGATAGCGATGCCAATTGTGATGCCAATCGGGAAAGTTCCCCAGATGCTCCAGCGGGCGTTGATCCACTGCAGACCCATGGCGAATGCGGCCATCACGGCAAAAGTGATGGCGGCGACAATGATGCCTTCAACCGTTCGCATGCCCAGTTTCTACCACGACACGGTTTCCGGTTTCAGGAAAAAGGATTGAGGACGATGGCACAGGCTGACATCAGGGACGGGATCATCCAGACGGCAAGAGCCCTCGGAATTGCCCCAGCGGACCTTGCCACCATCATCTCTTACGAGACGGGTGGGACATTTGATCCCACGCAGGCTGGCCCCACCACCCAGTGGGGGCAGCACCGCGGGCTCATCCAGTTTGGTGAGCCGCAGGCCAAGGCCAATGGCGTTGACTGGTCAAACCCGGTCGGCTCGCAATTGGGGCCTGACGGGGCCATTGCGCGTTACCTTAAGGGTGCAGGCGTCAAGCCGGGCATGGGCCTCATGGACATCTACTCTGCCGTGAATGCGGGCAGCGTCGGCAAATATGGGGCGACGGACGCGCACAACGGCGGCGCACCCGGAACCGTGGCCGACAAGGTCCGCACGCAAATGGCCGGCCACCAAGCGAAGGCGCAGGCTCTCCTCGGCAACGTCGCCCCCGCCTACAGTGCCGGCCCCGGCCGAGGCTCCATGGCAGGCTACAGGACGCCCGGCACCTATTCCGGCGGCGAGTACGTGCCCGGCGTTGAGAAGACCTTCTACGACGACCGCTCGCCCATGCTGTCCGGCAATCAGGGGCAGGGTGTCGGTGCCAGCCTCGGCGGCTTCTCCGGCGGCATGTCGCAGGTGGCGGCCCGCAACCCCAACATCCAGAATGCCGCGATCTCCGGCACCGGCGACTTCCGCCCGACCAATTTCCAGCGCAACGCCGCCCGGCAGGCCATGGAGGGCGACCAGAGCCAGCGTGCGAGGCTCCTGCAGGCCGCCGGGCTCGATCCTACCGGCAAGACCCGCGTGAGCCCCAGAGGCACCTCTGAGAGCTCTCTGGGGGGCATCCTCGACAAGCTCAAGGCAGGCGCCGCCAATAACAACGGGCCGGGCCTCGACGCCAAGCTCGCAGCCATCCCCCAGAACCTCCAGAGCGGCCTCGATGGCGGCATTCTGGGCAAGCTCTTCAACCTCTTCAAATAGGAGACGACAATGCCAGGACGTGATGACTTTGGAAGCAGGGCCGGAACCCCTGGCGGCATGGGCGGCTCCCTCGGGAACGGCGGCGTCGGTGGCGGCATGGGTGGCGGCATGCGCGGCGGCGGCGCTGGGTACAATGGCGGCATCGGGTCTCGCATGGGTGTGACGACCGGCACCCAGACGATGCCGAGCGCCTTCGGCCGCCCCGGCGGCATGGCGCAGGGCTACGGCCAGAACCCCGCCCAAGCCCGCCAGGCGGCCATGCAGGGCATCATGGGCAGGCTGCAGGGTCGGGCGCAGCCTACTGGCGCGATGCCCCCGCAGGCCATCACTCCTGCGATGTCAGGGCTTCATCCCTCAATGTGGATAAACAACCCGACACAGCAACCCTACGACCCGGCAACGTCTCCGGCGTCCTACAATCCGCTCGCGTCGATGAGGCCCCGTGCGCCGACGATGCAGGACTACCCGCAGTTCCAGAACTCACCGATGCCTGGCGGCCCCGGCAACATCAAGAACACTTCCCGCCTGCCGGGAGATCACCCGTTCGTGAGCGGCCAGAACTGGGGCAACCCCGGCGCCGGGTCGATGGGACTGGGAAGCTCGGGCGGCGGCCGCGGTGGCGGTAACGGCGGCGGCTGGTAAGGAGAAACTGAGATGGCGAAGCTGACACTCGAGGACATCGTCAAGCGCGATCAGGGCTACAACGCCATGGCCGCGGCTATGGGCAACAAGCTGGGCTCGCCTAAATCGAGACCAGCTTCGGTCTCGTCGAGAGCGACGAGCCTTGGTGAGAAGGCTTCGTCGTGGCTCAACGACGCCTTCTTCGGCGGCGGTCCCATGGCCTACAGCCCGGCCCGCTTTGCCGAGACGCCGGTCGATTGGTCGCCCCCCGGCTTGGCCTTCGGCAGCGGCCAGCTCGTCGGCGAGGAGGCCGGCAAGGGCAACGCGGGCGGTGTCGGCCGCGAGCTTGCCATGGCAATGGTGCCGGGCGCCTCCAAGGCTGGACAGGCTGGCAAAAAACTCACCGACAAGGTAATGCGGGAAATCTCGACCCGCCTGCCTACGGCTGTTAAGGCGACCGAGGACCCGCTCAACGACATGCTGCTGGCTGACTGGAAAGCCTTCGAAAAGTCGAGCATCGCGGACCACAACTCGAGGCTGGCGGCTGACATCCCCGGCCTGAAGATCGACAGCACCGACTGGCGCGACCATGCCAATGCCTACATGGATCACGCCACCGACAACCTTAATTTCCTCGTGGACTTGCCCAGTGCCGAAGTGCGTGACCGCATGGGCATGTGGTATGATGGCGCGAACAAGATCGCAACGAACCTTGGCGAGAAGTACAGTGTGCCGGTGCAAAGCTCTGCCGGAGCGGCGGCGGGTTTGTCTCCGCAGAAAGACTGGTTCCAGAATGCGTCTCTTGCGGAGCGGGTAGGCGATGTTCTGCACCAGTACGATAACGTGCCCATGAACATGGACATGATCAACCGTCTGCCAGAAAACCTCCGCTCGCCAAAGTTTGAGGACTTGATCCTGAGCATGAAGGACAAGAAACTGACGGACATCGAAGACCCTCTCGAGCGTGCCCTGTGGGTCCGCATGTTTGACGAGGCCAACTTTGACCGTAGCTATCGCAGCGTTTTGCCAGAAGGTGACTTCGGCAATTTTGTCACGAACAAGGACGGATCAGAAGGTCGCGTGGCGTGGGGGTCTCTGCCGGAGGTCAACAAGGCAATCGGCTCTTACGAGTCGGGTGGAGATATTAACACGATCTCGAAGCTAATGGGCGAGAAGCATAAGGTGCGGAGCTTCGACAACAATATCGTCGAGCCCGACAGTGACTATGGGCACGTCACGGCCGACACCCACGCGGTTGCAGCAAACCAGATGCGGCCGCTCTCTGGCAACACGCCCGAGGTGGCGCAGAACTTCGGCAACGCCCTCGACAAGAAGTTCTGGGGGGCTGATGGTTTCAAGGCCGCGAAGAGCTCCAGCAAGGACGGCCTGTCTGGCACCTACGCGCTCAACTCCGAGCCATATCGCCGAGTGGGCGAGCAGCGCGGCCTGAAGCCCCGCAAGGTGCAATCCATTGCGTGGGAGGTCGGCCGGTCGGTTTTCCCCGACACCTTCAAGACGAAGGGCAACATGAAGCTCGTAGACAACATCTGGAAACTTGCCGAGCAGGGCGCCATCACGGCTGACGACGCCCGCCGGAAGATTGTCGAGCTCTCCGGCGGTTTCAAGGTGCCGGATTGGTTCAACCAGAAGCCGGTCAACACCGGAAGTGGCCCCATGACCTACAGGGGCCTCGCTCCCGGCGTGAAAATCAAGGGCCGCTAAAGATCGCCCTCGCCGAGCCTGCGCGCGAGCTCGTCGAGGGCAAACTCGAAGACGGTCGGGATCGGCCACTTGCCCGACAGGTAATAGGCGACGGTGTTGCGCGAGACGCCGAGGTGTTCGGCCGCCTTTTTCTGCGACAGGCCGTTCTTGTCGAGATATGTCTGAAACTGCTTTGGGGTCATTTGCTTACTTCTTTGCTCTTCTCAATATTCCCATAGCAAATTCGTGCCGCTCTAATCAGAGCTTGTGCCATCACAGCCCAATCGTCTGGACCGCGCTCATCTGGCTCTCCAATGCAGTGCTCAAAATTAAATGTCTCTCCGAGACCTGTGTCACTGATAACTTTTAGGTGGGCTACGATTGTCGGAACACCAGACACGATAGACGGCTTAAGGTGGAGATTTGAACTCGTTAGATGATTTCTTATTGAAAGGTACGCGTCCTTGTTTGCCCGCGCCCGAATTGTTTTATTGGTCTTGCGAACGAGGTAGCGCAAACAGTCCTCGAAATCGTTTTCTTGAATGTACTCATCAGACACATTCCAAATTACATCTGGGAAGTCTGAAGGAGCAGAATTTTCATCAAGTTTACTCTTGGTCACTTGTTTACTCCAATCAGCGGCAGCGACGGCAGCCCCTGCGGCGTCGGCGTGATGATGGTCACGCCATTGCCGAACTGGGTGCCGGTGAACTGCTGCCCGGTCTGGCCGTCAATCCCGAGGATGTTGCCTTGCGGCGAGACGGTGAAGACGTTTCCGGCGCTGTCGACGCAGGCACTGCCGACGCAGCCTGCCGCTGCCGGCCCGGTGAGGGCCAGCAGGGCGAGGAGGGGGAGGGCGCGGATCATGGGGTGCTCCATTGGGTTGCCATTGCGGTTGCGATGCCGGTGAATGTGCGCGAACGCTCTTTCCAGCGGTCTGGTCCGGGGGGCATTTTGTGGACGCGGGCTTCCCTGCCCTCGACGATGTTTGTGGGCGTTAGCTTGGGGAGGTTCTTCAGCCATAGGCATGTCGCCTTGGTTTCTCCATGGCCGAACTGCCATGGCTGGATGATCTGGTGTGGCTTGCGGATGCGACTGGAGATGATCGAGATGGGGTTTTCGAGGGCAATACGCGGGATCGGGGCGTCTAACAAGCGTCTAACAAAAGACAGTGCCTCGGCCTGTTCGGGTAATTTGTCCTTGAACCAGCGTGCCCCCGATACTGCGAGATGCGTGCAAGGCGGGTGGGCAATCATCAAGTCCCAGCCATTTTGGAGGTGGCTCAATACATTGTCTTGGATGTGCTGACCGGGGCGTTCTGTCGGAAGCAGATCACATGACCATGCGTCATGCCCGAGTGCAGCAAAGGCGTCCCGGACGGTGCCGGAATATTCACAGGCGATAAGGATTCGCATTAGGCCGTCTGCTTTTCGTAAGGGTTGAAAATGCAAACAGACGTTCCGGCATCCCAATCTCCGGACCACACCCTGCCGTTATAACTGACGTAGCCAATGCGGGAGCCATTCTTGTCGAGCAAATCGCAGTTGGGAGACTCCGAGGCCCCAAAGTCTTGCTCGTCGATGATGGCACGATAGGCGGCTGAAGCTGCCTCTGCGGTGGTAAACTTGGACTTGCGGCGTCCGATGCGGATGTGGGCGGGAGTGAAGTTGGTCATCTGCGTCTCTCCTTGTTGATGCACCATCATATATGCTCACATGTGAGCATAGTCAATGGGGTCAAAAAGGTTAGGGGCAAAAAAATATTCGGCGAGGGATTTCAATGGCCCGAGAGTGGCAGGTTAGGGGCAGAAAACCCTCTAACTCTTAGGAATCAGCACAAAATGCCAGTCTCTCATCGCCCACCATTACCTTCAAAAACCCCTTATTTTTAAGCCTTTTCAGGGCCGGTTAGGGGCAGGGTTAGGGGCAGCATCTTGGTGACGCTGCCCAGCGACAGCTTCTTCCGGCTGGCCGAGCGGATGTAGGTGGCAGCTTCCGTCGAACCATGTGCCCAGCCGAAAACGGCATTGAGCTCGGCCTCCGTGGCGCCGTTCTCGGCCATGCGCTTTGCAGCCAGTTTCCTGAGCCCGTGGGACGAGCCGGGCACCTTTGCCTTCACGCAGGCCCGCTTGAACCAGTTGCCGAAGCCCTCCTTCACGAATGGCTTGCCGAAGGATGTCACGAGGTAAGTCTTTTCACCTACCGGCGTTGCGGCGATCGAGGTCGCCAGCGGCGGCAGGATCGAGATGGTGACCTCGACCGGCTTGCCGCTGTTCCGGCTCTTCTCGGTGGTGATCGTGATCTGGTCGTCGCGCGTGTTTTGCCGGCCCAGCCTGACGACGTCTGAGCGGCGCACGCCGGTGAATACGAGTAGGTCGAAAGCGAGCCGCTCGCGGGTGCCTACAGGCCAGCACTCCTCGAAGTCCTGAGCCTCGTCCTCTGTCCAGGGGTGGAACCCCTTGGTCTTTACCCGCACCGGCTCCACGCCCTTCGCCGGGTTCTCCTTGACCCACTGGCGCTCGACGGCGAACTTCCAAAGCGCCACGGAGCAGCGCAGGTACTTGTTGGCGTCGCTGGGCTTGTGAGCTCGGGTGTCACGGCCGGCCACGATCGACTCGGTGGTGAAGTCCTCGATCGGCGCGGTGCCGGCCCGTCGCCGCATCTCCTTGAGTTGGTAGGTGTATTGCTTCCGCGTCTCCTTGGCGGTCTGGCCCCACTGCGGGCTCGCCAGCCACTGATCAATCAGCCAGCCGAGCGTGCGGCCGCTCTGGAGCTCGCCAGACAGGTGCTGCGCGAGGAGCTTGCGGTAGGCCTCGTGGAACTCTTCCGAGCCGTAGGGATCGGGCAGGCGGATGCGCTGGCCCTTGCGCGTAGCCATAAAAAACCACATGCGCCGGCCATGACGAGACTTGTAGGTCTCGAGGTAAGGGGGTCTCTTTTTTCGGTCCACGCCGGCATCAGGGCACCGGCAGCGGCCGTTTGTCAACCTGGGCTGTGGATTGCAACGGGAGCGGCACCACCCGGATCGCGTCGGGGGTGATCTCGATGGTCATGCCTGACGCCTTGGCCGCCCGCAGCACGCGGGCCACCTCGGCCTCCGTGAAACGGGCTGGCCTCTTACTCACTGGCGTCAAACTCCTTCAGGTGGTCATCCCACCACTGCAGCACGCGCCGGGTCTCGTCGACGCCGTGGTGCTGGATGTAGTCGGCGAGGATGGCCTCGAGGTAGAGGCCGAGGCGCCGGGATCGGTGACGCTGGACGGCGTCCCGGCAGGCTTTTTCGAGGTCACTCATGGCGCGTCCTTCAACGCGCGGATGGCGGCGGCGATATGGCTCGCAGACGTTTCGCAGAGCGGGATTTCGTAACGGTCAGCCACCCTCGCCGCTTCCTCCAGCACCTCAGCGCGGATGAGGTCGATGGCGGCGATTGCATGGTCGTAGCTGACATAAAATGGATCGGCTTCGTGCATGGCGTCACAAACTGCCTTCGCCAGCGCGGCGCGGCGGTCAGCGGTCATCCTTATTCTCCTCTGCGAGTGCTGCGTGAACAACAGCGCGCACCTTGTCATGAAGGGTGGTTGAGCCGATCAACAATCCGCTTGCTCGCACAACGTCCAGCGCCGCCCGCAACCGCTCGATCTCGGCGGCGGCCCACCACTCACGCTCATTCTTTGCGATACAGGGGTTCATGATCTGCTCTTCCAACGTAGATGCTGGCGTTGCTTGGTATGCCTTTTCAGCGTCACTCATCGCTGGCCTCCGCAGGCGGGACGGGAAGGGGCATCCACGCATAGACGCCACGAACATAAAAGCTGTCCGTTAGCCAAGCCGACTTACTCTTGTTCCAATGTGCAATGGTGACATATGCACGCGGCACGGCTTCACCAAAAACAACCTTCAGAAACTCCCGGTCGCTCTCATCCACGTATGCAACCAGCACCCGGTCTTCAGGGCGGCGGTCTCCCTTTTTGATGTAGGTCCACTCACTCATCACGCGCCTCCTGCGGCAGGGGGAGGATAAGTGCAGGAACAATGTAGGTTTGACGCCGCCCATCGTCGCGTAGCGTTTTGGCATTAGGCCACGCCTCCAGCATGGCGAGGAAAGCCGCGCGCATTTCCTCCTGATAGCCGCGCTTGCTTTCATCCGACAAGTGGACCCACACGCAGGCATCCACGCGCCGTTCTATAAATGCCCTCGCCCCCGCCTCCAGCGCAGCGGGTGGGATGTGAATGTCGTGTGCCATCACGCTTTACCGTTGAGGATCGCCATGAGGTCGATGGCGCGCTGCTCAAACTCGTTATTGATCGCCACTTTGCGGTCGGCGATCTTTTCGCGGCGAGCATCGTGTTTGGCATTCATTCTGGCGCGGCGGGCTTCGATCTCCCTGATCTCAGCGTCAAGAGCGGCGTTGTCTTTGGAACGCTCTGCTTCGACCTCGCCCAGCTCGGTGTCGAACTGCCCGAGCAAAGTGTCGCGGAGCGTTTCATCATTGGTGGCAAAGTTGTCGATAGCCTCGGCGACTGCGGCGACGCTCATAGTTCGATGCTCCTGCGATTAACGAGAATGCGTGTGGTGACGTGTGGCTGGGGTTCGTGGAACTCCGGCACCCACTCGACCGGCTCTCGCCGCGGCCGGCGCCTGCTCGTGATGAAGATGACGAAGACGCTGCCGGCCAAAATGGCGCCGAAGACAATGCCACCAAAAAATGCGTTCATCCCCTGCCTCCCACGACCAGGAATGCGATGACGAGGGCGAACACGGCGCAACCGACAATCAAGAAGGCAAGGACAAATTCCATTACGAAGCGTCCTTCATCCTGCTGGCGAGGTAGGCGATGGCGCCCCACTGCGGCCGGCGGTTCTGGCTGAATGCTATCGAGGCAAGCTCGGCGCACAGAAGAATGATTGCCTCGGTCTCGCGGTGATCAACCGCGGCCTCGCGCTCTGCCAGGCGGCTCAGGACAATGTCTTGAAGCTGCCGGTGCGTCGCACCCATCTTTATGAAATCGAAGTCGCTCACATCATCACGGCGCCCTTCACGCGCAGAACCCTGTATCTCTTCTTGGTGCTCTCCTCGCTGCGGCTCACCAGCCACGCGATCTCGGCGAATGGGCGATTGCGGAGCCTCATGGCGCAGAGGATCTCATCCTCGGCCGGGAGCCACGCGATTTGCGGCCTCGCGGCCTTGTATCCCCTGTAGCGCCCGCCTGACTTCTTCGCCGGCGCGCAGCCATCATCCACAGGCTCGGTGACGACCTTGCCATCGTAGGTGACGCGGGTCCATGTGCCGTCGAGGCATTCGCTGATCATTGCCTCGGTCCAATGTCTCACGACAGCACCTCGACAATGCTGATGATAGTTCTGGGCTTGTCGCCGTAGACCTTCGTGACGTGGTGCTCGACGATCTGGCTGTCGTCGCGCCAGACGATGTCGTTCAGGGCGTCGCCGACCAGCTTCATCACGTTGTCGCCGTCAGGGCGGCCAGTGAAGAAGCCGTGATGCGACAGTCGCTTCTTTGGTGTGAGGCTCTTTGGCCACGGCCAGATGGCGACGATGCGGACAGTGAGCGGCGCCTCGAGCGGAGGCGTGTTGCCCATGGCCTCGCCGGCAAAATATGCAAGGTTCGCCTTGTTCTGTTTTTGCGTCGCGCTGTCGAACCGGACCTTGCCGTTCGACCTGGCGCGCTGCCAGGCGCATGGCTTGCCGGGTATAATGATATTGATGGTCATGCGTTCCCCTGCTGGAAAGTGAGGCGGGCCTGAGCCCGCCCCATTGTTGTCAGCCGAAGTCCATGGCGGCGGCGGGTGCTGCCTGCTGCACCGGAGGCGGCACCTGCGTGGAGCCGGTGGACGGCGGAGCGGCGTAGGTCGGCGCGGCAGCAAACATCTGCGCGGCGGGCTGCTTTTTCGGCATCGAATCGGGGCGTGCAACCCACGAGACGATCTGCAGGTTCGGCGCGTAGTTGCGGGTCATGCCGCTCGGACCCTTCGTCTCGACGACGGTCGTGCCGTTCATCTTGACGACGGGCAGCTTGCCTTGGGACTTCTCGGGCGCGCTGCTGTACTCCGTGTGCAGACGGTCAATGACGCCGATCATCGACTTCGCAGTCGAGGAGACCTCGCGCACGCCGCCGCCAGCGATGGCGCTCGGCAGTGCGATGTTCATCTTGAAGCCCTGCTTCATGTCGCCTGGCGGCTTCGGCGGGACGCCGAGGGCAATGTCCTGCACGACATAGACCGGGGCGACGCCAGATGCGAAAATCATCCAGCCCACCTCGACCGTCTCGAGATCGAAGACGGCGGTGAAGCCGTCCGTGATGTCGATGTCGCCGTCTGCGCCCTTCGTGAACCAGCGGCCGGCGCGGGCGTCATACTTTGCGTAGGGGGTGAAGTTGCCGTCACCCATCGAGAGACCAAGTGCCATTTACGTTTTCCTTTTACCGAATGCCGCCATGACGCCGGCGGCGTTGCGTTTAGTAACCCCACACCTCGAAGCCGGCCTGCCTTGCGGCTGGGTCGCTCCAGTAGAAGCTGCTGAAATCGACAGCCACGTACTGCGCGAGCTCGCGCGGGTCGTCGCTGATTGAGAGGAACTTCTCGAGAGACTGGGCAACCTTCACCAGGGCGGCGAGGTGCTGCTCACGGTTCTCGAGGCGGTATGTCACCGCCTTCTTGTCCGAGATGTAGGACAGGCGCAGGTCGACGTTGCTGCCGACAGCAAAGCCGTAACTGGCGACCTGGCGGGCGTGCGTGAGGCTGATCTCGGATGGCACGCGGAAGGTCGTCTTAATGTCGGTGATGATCCCCTTGTCTTCCCACTGAAGGTCGATGAACCCCTTCACCGGAAGCGGGATGTCTGGATGCGTCCACAGGACCTCGCGCTGGCAGTGCGAGGGCTTGCCGTAGGGGCCAAGCTCGCCAATGCCGTGGGTGACCATGCCGGCGATGCCCTTGCGTTCCTTGTCGCGGTTGTGGTCGACGCAGAGTGCGGAGAGCCGATCGAACTCCTTCAGCGCATGCTCGATGCAGTCGTCGAGGCTGGCGTCTGGATTGTTCAGCCCCATGACGATGCCGGCCTCGACTGCGTTGCCGCGGTGGGCGGCGCAGCCGACAGGCTGACGCTTGCCCAAGAGCTTCTCGATGATGAAGAGGCCCGTCGCATTCTGGAACAGGTTGAGGGTGGAAACCGACAGGTGCGGAAGCCCGTGACGCTCACATGCTGATGTCACAGCGGCACCTCGACGGCGCATTCGCCGTGGCAGTATCCGCAGGGCACCTTCTCCTTCTTGGTGATGTGCTCGAGCGGGCAGTTGTAGAAATTGTAGTCGTAGCCGGCGCCCATGCAGTCCGGGCAGACGGCGAGGCGGGTGCCAGAGACGGCGGGGGCCGCCTCTGGCTTGGGGAGGAAAGAACACGACGGTTCCGCCGTCGCTTCGGAATCCGGCTTGGCGCCGGAATGTGCGGGGAGCTCCTGCCGGGAGGGCGCAGAGCTCCCCTCTGCCCGCCCTCTGGCACCACCCAAATGAGCGGGCATTCCAAAGACGGAGAAAGTGCTGTTCTTGCCGGTGACGATGATGCGCGAGCTCATTGCGGCACCGGGGTGTAGGCGGCCCACAGGCACGCCATGGAGAAGGTGTAGGCGGCGACGCCGACCGAGAGGAGGATGCGGTTCATGCTGCCCTCCCGAGCTTCCAGTCGTGCTGTTCGAGGTCGAAGCGGGCGACGACGTAAAGCTGGCGCGCGGCCTCGTATTCGGCGTCGGTTTCGCAGCGGTCCATGCGGGCCTCTGCGCGACGCAGGCGGTCAATGAGTTGGGTGCGGGTCATCACGCGGCCTCCACAAAAACGTCAACGAACAGGAGGCCCATCTCCGGGTTGACGATGTAGGCGCGGTCCTCGCCACGCTGCCACGTCCACTGGCCTGATCCAGACGTGAAGCCGAGGTCGCGGAGGTAGGTATAAAGATCGTTGTGCTCGTCAATGCTGAAATGACGCGACAGGTCGGCGCTGCGCTTTAGTCCCTTGGGTCTTTTCTTGGTGAGGGTTTTCATCACGCCACCTCATTAATGAGGTCTTCGATGAGGGCGCTAAGGCGGGTGCGCTCGACCAAAGCGGAGCGACCGGCGTCGGTGATGACGAACGTGTGATCCTTGGCAGCGCACTTGGCAGTGTTGCGGAACTCGACGCTTTCCAGCGTCAGAGCACCCATGTCCTTCAGGCGGTAGGCCATCTCGATGGCCTTGCCGCCCAGCGAGCGGCCGCTGTACGTCTGGCGCGAGATGCGGATAACGCCATTCTGGTCGGCAGAGTTGAGAAACTTAGCTTGGGGAGAAGTGAGTTTCATGGGTGGTGCCCTCTGTTGATGAGAGCAGTGATACACCGATGGGTTATAACGTGTCAACACACGGACAGGTTAGTCCCGATAAATTTTTTTCGGGGTCAGTTTTTCTGGACCCATCTGACCCGAGCTGCCCAATTTACTGGCACGTCAACTATTGGCCCCGCGTTATGAGACAGAAGCGTCCAGACGCCGGGCCTGGTTCCAGGCATGATCTGCTTCAGCATGCAGCGCCCGTCCTCGAGCTCGGCGACGACGTCACGCCCGATGAGGTCGGCAGGGTCCTCGTGCTTGTCATAGTAGATGATGTCACCGTCGCGGTAGACTGGCAGCATGCTGTCGCCTTTAATGAGAACTGCAACGGTTTCAGGGCCTGCAACGCCCGGAGGCGCCTCCACGTATCCTAAGGTATCCATCGGTAAGATTGTTGCGCCCGCACCCACCACTCCCACAAGAGCAATTACACGTAGAGCCTGCTCTTCTATGCTTAAGGCCGAAAGAAGCGCGGGAATGTGCTTAGAAACTGATAAATCTTTCGACTCTATCCTGTGGATGGCCGACTGGAATACGCCAGACGCGCGGGCCAGGTCGTAGGTGCTCCACCCACGAGCGAGGCGCGCGTCCTTGATCTTGCTGCCGATTCCCATGCCGTAACTCCTAACCACACAATTGTGTGTTGGCTATGCCGAGCCGCATCTTGTTTCTAACCCGTTTGTGTGTTAGTCGGGTCGAATGACCCAAGAACTGTTTAGGCAGGCGATCTCCATCGCCGGTAGCGAGACCCGGTTAGCGCGAGCAATCGGGTACTCGCAGAACGCTGTTTGGCACGCCCGTCAGAAGGGGCGCCCGTCCGCGGCGATGGCTGTCGCCATCCACCGCTTCACGGAAGGCGCAGTCGCCAAGTGGTCACTGCGCCCGGACCTGTTCGATACCCCGCGCGTCGGCGGGTAATCCGACGCACCTCCCCAAACTGGGCCGGCTCTCGGGTCGGCCCTTCTTTAACATTGGAGACTTTCCGTGGACCGGAAAATTCAACCCCTAACTGCGAAACAATGTGTCGAGGAAGCCGCACGCCTCGCACGCTTCCTCATCGAGTACGAGAGGCGCTCTGACGGCTTGAATATGGCGCTGTCGATCGAGAAGGCGGAGCGTCGCTGGCACCTTCCGCCGCACACCTTGCAGCGTCTCAAATACAAGCCAGGCGAACTTTCTGACGTGCGGGCCTCGACCCTCGACGCGCTGCGCGCCGCCTACGAGGAGCTCTACCAGAGGCAGCGAGAGCGGATGCTGGCCGAGCGCCGCCTGAACGAAATTAAACTCCACAACTAAACTGACGACGGAGCTACCATGACCATGGCCGAAGCCGCCGGGCACCTCGCCCCCAACACGCAAGACATGCGGCGACACCTCGAGCTCCTGTTCGGCCACGCGCGCGAATACGACGACGGCCTCATCGAGATCGCCATCAACACCGGACATGGCTGGCTAGGGCAGCTCTTCGGCGTCGATGAGATCGGTGAGGCCGTCGCCTACGCCGCGCAGCAGAATGCCGCCGGCCGGAACGCCTACGTGGGCGTGGCGCTGCGCGATCCAGACACGCCACCATTCGGCCGCGCCTCGGATTCCGACCACTACGCCACGACCGCCGTGGGTGGCGACCTCGACACGAAGGCCGCGTCGGCCGCGGCGCCAGAGCGCACGCTTCACCTGCCGCCGACGTTCGTCGTCTGCACCGGCAACGATCCGCACACGCGACTGCAGCTTTTCTGGCTGCTCGACGAGCCCGTCACGGACCCTGAGCAGCACCGGCAACTCTTCGGCGGCCTCGCAGACATGCTCGACGGCGACCGCAGCATAACAAATCCCGGCCGCATCATGCGCCTGGCGGGATCTGTCGCGTGGCCGACGAAGAAGGACCGCGTGCCGGAGATGACGTCTCTCCTGCCGGTGAAGGACCCCAATCGGCGCTACGCCGCGGAGGCGATCGCAAAGGCATACCCGAACCAGCAAAAGGTCCACGACTTCGACCCCAGCCACAAGAATGACCCCATCGACCGGGTCGGCTCAAAGAATAGCCTCGGCCTCGACACCGGCAAGATCGAGGACGGGCGCGAGGCCTACATGCACCGCACAGTGATGGCGGTGTTCTTCGAGCTCGTGGGCACGACCGGGGCCATGCCCACAGTGCAGGAGCTCTTCGACGCCGCGTGGCCCCAGTACGAGAGGGGCGTCGTCGTGTCGGTGCCGGGCAAGAACACCCGCGGCCCCGACGAGTGCCTCCGGAAGTGCGCCTACATCATCAGACGCTTCGAGGCAGGGCGCCTGCGTGACACACGTGGAACGGTTTACGCAACCCTCGACAGCGTCGTCGACGCCTTCCAGGCCAAGGCAAAGGCAAAGCAGGCTCATGCGACGTCGGATTTTTCCGCGGCCGGCGGTAGCGGCATGCCGGCCTACAAGATCAAGACCGCCAGCTTCCTCGAGCTCCTCGACGACAACGAGCCAGATCCGCCCGAGTACATCGAGCCCAACTTCCTCGGGCCCGGCAACTTCGGCCTCATAGCCGGCCCGCCGAAGTCCCAGAAGTCATTCCTGCTGACCGAGATGCTGGTGGCCTGCGCCACCGGGGGCTCGTTCCTGGGCGGCGCCTTCACCGTCCCGAAGCCCCTGAAGGTCTTCTACCTGCAGGCCGAGATGGGCAGGAAGCTGCTTAAGAAGCGGTTCAAGATGCGGACCTTCCTGACGCCAGAGCAGCGGTCATTGCTGGGTCAGAACATGATCGTGACCGAACGCTTCCACATGCTTTTGGACGAGGCCGGCGTCGCCATGGCGGCCGAGATCATCAGGGAACGCTTTCCAGACGGCCCCGACATCATCGCCATCGACCCGCTCGCCAACCTGTTCGACGGCGAGAGCGAGGACAAGGCGCCCGAGGTCATGGCCTTCCTGACCCAGCGCGTCGACGCGCTGCGCCGCATGGTCAACCCCACGGCGGCGATCCTCATGGTTCACCACTCCTCGAAGAAGAACGTCGACGACATGAACCGGGACCCCTTCGTGGCGATCCGCGGCTCGGGCGCGCTCCGCGGCTACTACGACACCGGCATCGTGATCTTCCGCAAGTCGGAGGAGGGGCCTGAGCGCCGGGTGTTCTTCGAGTGCCGCAATGGCGAGAGCCCGGAGCCCGTCACCATCTCCCTCAACGACCGGGGCACCTTCGACGTCGTGGACACCTCCATGTCTGGGATCAAGCCGTCTCTGGCCCAGCAAATCCTCGACGAGATCCGGGCCGCCTGGAACGCTGGCAAGCCACTCTCGAGCGCGCCCCAGACGCGGGCCGAGGGGCGCCACGTCGGGCGCTACATGGTCATCAAGTACGGGGTCGATGCGGCGGCTGTCGAGGACCTCGTCGAGCAGTGGATGATGAATAAAATCGTAACCGTAGAGGTTGTGGACGCCAAGTCAAAGATGAAGGGACTGAAGGTCATCGGGTCGATCAATTCGGCGATTAACTAAACCTGCGGAAGTTGGCGGAAGTTGGCGGAAGTTGGCGGGAGTCACCGATTAAGTGCTTGAAAACATTGATGGCGGAAGTCTGGCGGAAGTTCGGAAGTCGTATGTCTAAGTCGTTGAAAACAAAGCGGAGGTTGGGTGGCGGAAGTCACCCCCCTACTACGTAGGGGGCCCCTCCGCTGGGCTGCGGGCCCCCCTGCGAGGGGGCTGGCGACTAAAAACCAAAAGTTCAAATGCAGGCGCGTGGAGAATAATCAAAATGGCGAAGTCCAGATCACAGATCGCCCTCGAGGCACTCGACGAGGTGGCGCATCGGGCAGAGCTCTGGTGGGGGGTCGGTCGGTTGCCGACCCTCGTGCCCAACGACATGGCCGAGGCATACTGGCGGCAGAAGGACAAGCTCGACCTCGCCATCACCGAGGAGGCGACTGGCGGCTCCATCGCCAACGTCGAGTACGAGGCCGGCCGCATGGTCAACGCCTGGCGGGTGCTGGGTGCCACAGCGGAGGCCGCTGGAGCCCTTCCCGTAGATCGGCGCACCATGGAGGCCCTGCTGCCTGACGGCCGCCTGGCGGTCATCTGCGCTGACGACGACAGCGCCCGGCAGGCCGTGGCCGACAACCGCCTGGCCGCCGTCTGGACCGTCGAGGAGTTCGCCCGCGTCGTCTGGCAGTTCGAGATGGTGAACGAGGCCAAGCGCGTCTGGCCTGGCGCCAAGGTCGTGCCCGCCCGCGTCGATCCCGTCTCGACGCTGCCCAAGATCGACTGGTCGAAGGGCGACGACCTGCCGGAAGCGTTCAGGGCATTCGCCTCTGGCTGACCAACACATGAATGTGTAACACATTGATGTGTAATGGTTTTCCCTTTTCAGTGACACACGGATATGTTACTGATCCTCGAAGCGAGCCGAGGTCGAACACCTAGCGATTGGTCCACGACGCAGGGGTGATGGGCACGGCTCGCTGACAAACTCGAGGACCGAATGCCAGCAGGCCGACCCAGCAAATACAGCGAACAACTCGCCGAGCGCGTCTGCCTCGAGATCGCGTCAGGGCGAAGCCTTCGCCAGATTTGCGAGGCCGACGAGTTCCCAGATCGCAACACGGTTCATCGCTGGTTGCTGGATCGCGCAGATTTCGCTGCCAAGTACGCGCAGGCGCGCGAGTCTCAGGCCGACGTCATGGACGACCTGATCCTCGAGACGGCCGACAACTGCAGGCCCGACACCGCAATGGCCGACCGCGTGAAGATCGGCGCCTACCAGTGGCGGGCCTCGAAGCTCAAGCCGAAGGTCTACGGCGACAAGGTCGAGCAGACGCTGCAGGGCCCGAATGGCGGCCCGATCTCAACCAAGATCGAGTTCTCCATCAGCCTCGTGCCGGTGTCGCCCAGGGACGACATCGTATGAATGCGCCCGCCACATTCGACAGTGTGCGGAAGATCGAGGCGGCAGTCCCGGCCAAGTTTGAGCCGCTGTTCCAGCCTAAGCGTTACAAGGCCTGCTACGGCGGCCGCGGCTCATCGAAGAGCCACAACTTCGCAACGCTCGCCATCATCGCCTGCGTATCGAAGGCCGCGCGCATCGTCTGCATTCGCGAAGTGCAGAACACCATCCGCGATTCCGTGCGCCAGTTGCTCGTCGACAAGATCGCAAGCATGGGCGTCGGCGATATGTTCGACATCCTCGAAAGCGAGATCCGCGGCAAGAACGGCTCGCTGATTATCTTTCGCGGCATGAAGGACATGAACGCGATCGGCATTCAAAGCCTCGAGGGTTTCGACATCGCGTGGTGCGAGGAAAGCCAGAGCTTGAGCCAACGCTCGCTCGACGTCCTGCGCCCGACCATCCGTAAGCCAGGCTCCGAGCTCTGGTTTAGTTGGAACCCGCGCAACAAGCGCGACCCGGTCGACGTTTTTTTCCGTGGACCGATCAAGAACCCCGACGCGATCTGCGTCGAGATGAATTGGAACGACAACCCGTTCCTGCCCAACGAGCTCCTGCAGGAGAAGAACCTCGACTACATCCGCGATCCCGTGAAGGCGCAGCACATCTGGGGCGGCGGCTACGAGCAGATCGCCGAGGGCGCCTACTACGGCCGCGACGTTGTCCAGGCCGAAAACGAAAACCGCATCACGCGCGTGCCGCATGACCGCGCCTCCAACGTCTACTCGTGCTGGGATCTCGGCATCGGCGACGCCATGGCGATCTGGACGTTTCAGATCATCGGCAAGGAATGGCATTGGCTGCACTACATCGAGGGCACGTCGCGCCCGCTTGGCGATTATGTCGACCTCATCGCCCGCCTGCCGTACGCAATCACCGAGCACCTGCTGCCGCACGACGCAGAGGCGCGCGAGCTCCAGACCGGCAAGAGCCGCAAGCAGTTCCTCGAGGAGCGCGGGCTCAAGGTTCGCGTCGTGCCCAATCACCGCGTCGACGACGGCATCGAGGCCGTCCGCATCGCCTTCAACCGCTTCTGGATCGACGAGACCAATTGCGAGCGTGGCGTCGAGTGCATCCGCAACTACCGCACCGAGTTCGACCAGAAGCTCAACACCATCAAATCGCAGCCGCGCCACGACGAGTACAGCCACGGCGCCGACGCCATGCGGATCGGCGTGATGGGCATCAACGAGAACCACATGATCACGCAGTCCGACTGGTCGAAGCCCTTGTCGCGCGCTGCCGGGGGAGTCGCCTGATGTTCGGCAAGAAGAAAAACCTCGCGCCACTCGAGCAGGACCGCACGCAGCGCATCGTCGCCCGCGCCATCGAGAACGCGCGCGAATACATCGAGGTAGACGTGGCGCCGCAGCGCCGCCTCGCTGATCAGTATTACCAGGGCTTCACCGCGGTGAAGTCCGAGGAGGGCCGCTCGAAGATCGTCGTCACCCGCGTGCGTGATGCTGTGAAGAGCGTGATCCCGAGCCTGGCCCGCGTGTTCACCCAGTCCGACACCATCGCCGAGTTCTCGAGCGAGCTCGAGGCCGACGAGAAGACCTGCAAGGAGCAGACGCTCTTTGTGAACCAGGTCTTCCACAAGTTCGGCGGCTACTCGGCGCTTATCCAAGGCTCGACAGACGCGCTCAAGGCGAAGGTCGGCGTCGTGAAGGTCACCCTCGAGCAGGCCCAGGTCGCCACGCACACCTTCGAGGACTTCGTCACGCCCGACGAGCTCAGGCTGTTGCAGTCCGACGAGACGCAGCAGATCACCGAGATGACGCCGCCCATGCCGGCGCCCGTCGACGAGGCCACGATGGCGATGCAGCAGCAGCCGCAGCCGGGCATGGACCCGAGCCAGATGCAGCAGCAGCCGGAGCAGGACCCCGACAACGTCGTCTATGGCGTCGTGCTCACCAAGCAGAGCTTCCGCAACAAGTGGCACCTCGACCCGGTGCCGCCCGAGTGCTTTTTCATCAGCCGCGGCGCGACCTGCGTCGATGACGCGCGCGTGATCGGCATCGCCCAGAACCTCGAGGTGTGGGAGGCCATGCAGGTCCTCGGCATCTCCGAGGAGGATCTCGTTGGCGCCGACCGCGACCCCGAGCTTGACGACGAGGCCATGGCCCGCACCGGCTCGGACCCGACGCCGGAAGAGGACGGCAACGATCCGCTGTCGAAGGAGGTCCTCGTCTGCGAAGCCTGGATGAGGCTCGACGAGGACGGCGACGGCATCCCCGAGCTTCGCCACATCATCACGGTCGGCACCGGCTACAAGATCATTTCAGACGAGCCCACCAACTTCGTGCCGCTCTCCGTGTTCAAGGCCGAGCTTCAGCCGCACGCATTTTTCCCCATTTGCATGGCCGAGGATCTCGAGCAGGATCAGGACGGGCAGACCGCTCTGCTGCGCTCGATCATCGACAACGCCGCGCAGGTGAACACGCCTCGCACCGCCGCCGTCGAGGCGCAGGTCAACCTCGAGGACCTGACGAACCCGGCCATCGGCGCGATCGTCCGCACCAAGCAGCCAGGCCAGATCGAGGAGCTCACCACGCCATTCGTGGGCGGCCAGACGCTGGCCGTGCTGCAGTACATGGAATCCATCGCAGAGGCCCGCTCTGGCGTCACCAAGATGAGCCAGGGCATCTCGGCCGACATCCTCCAGTCGACGGCCAAGGAAGCCGCCGGCGCCATGGTGCAGGGCTCCGACGCCCGCATCGAGATGATGGCGCGCAACCTGGCCGAGACCGGCGTCAAGGACCTGTTCCTCTGCATCCTCCGCACCGCCATGTACGAGATGAAGGGGCCGCAGTCCGTCCAGACGCTCACCGGGTACACCGAGGTGCGCCCGGACCTCTGGCACGATCAGGTGGCGGTCAACGTCAACGTCGGCCTCGGCAATGGCCGGGTCGGCGAGAAGGCGATCGTGCTGTCCGAGATCGGGCAGATGCAGCAGCAGGTGATGCAGATGCTGGGTCTCGACAACCCGCTCGCCGGCTGGGAGCAGTTCCGCAAGACCATGGTCGACAAGGCCAAGCTCGCCGGCATCCGCAACACGCAGGACTACCTGCCGCGCGTCGCCGAGCCGGTGCTCAAGCAGCTCACCCAGCAGATGCAGCAGGCTCAAGCCCAGCAGGGCAAGCAGCCAGACCCGACCGCGGGCCTCGTCGAGGCCGAGAAGGTCAAGGGCCAGGTTCAGATGCAGATCAAGTCTGCCGAGATCCAGCAGCGCGGCCAGATCGAGCAGGCGAAGCTCCAGACCGAGCTCGCCAGCGACATGATGAAAGCCCGCATGGACGACGACCGCGCCCGCGACATCGCCGCCGGCCAGTTCGCCGTCGAGGCACAGAAGGCCCAGCTAGACGCCGCCCAGCGCGCAGCCGTGGCGCTGGAGCAGGCCCGCGCCAGGCCCATGCCTGGACAGGGTCAGGCCCAGCAACCCGCTGCAGCGCCTCCCCAGCCGCAGGGCGGGCCTATGCCGCCGGGATTGATGTGACATGGACGAGCTCAGGTTCAGGCGCCTCAAGGCGCTGCGCGAGGCCCTCGACCAGCCCTTCTTCGACCAGGCCGTGGCCGAGCTCAAGCGCGAGATCGCCGACGAGATGGCCGACTGCATTGGCCCGGCCGAGAGGATCGGCGCGCTGAAGGCTGAAAGATTTGCTCTCGAGAGGCTTCGCGGCCGCCTCGAGGGTTACCTGAACGACCTCATGGTCGTCGAACGCAAGACGGAGCAGAAGACCCATGGCTGACGCCGAAAGCACTGAAGTTCTCAACGCTATCCTGGCCCCGAGTACGCCTGCGAAGGCTTCGGAGGCTGGGGGCGAAGCGGCGACAAAGCCTGCAGATGCTCCGTCTCGGGCGGCGGACGGCCGCTTCGCTTCCAATGAGCCCGCCGAGGCTGACGCCGGCGACGACGATGTCACCGACGCAATCCTCGAGGGGGAAGAGCCTGCAGATGATCAGCCGGCTGACGATAAAGCCGAAGGGGAAGAGGAAGAAGCCGAGGCCGAAGGCGAGGAGCAGCCTGAAGAGGAGGCCCCGAAGAACCTCGACGAGTACACCGTCGAGGTCGCCGTCGATGGCCGCAAGGAAGACGTCACCCTTGGCGAGCTGAAGCGTAACTGGTCCGCCGCAAAGTACTCCGAGAAAAATATTCATGAGGCGGTCGAGTATCGCAAGACAAGCAATGCTGCAGCCGATGCCGCCGTCTACCGCACTTACGCGGTGCTCCAGCAGCAGGTGGATCACCTCAAAGCGATCGAGGAAGTGGTGAGCAAGCTTACCCCCCCTCAAGAAAACCTCGAGGCTCTCAGGCACCAGAACCCGCAAGCGTACGCGCTGAAGCGGGTGGCGCAATTAGAGTCTCAGGAGAAGGTGCAGAAGATACAGCAGGAAATCCAGAACAAGCAGTCGCAGCAGGCAGAGATAATCGCCCACGCTAAAGCGCAGCGCGTCGAGGATGAAACCCGCATACTTCTGCAAAAGCTGCCGGCCCTCGCCGACCCCCAGAAGGCGCCTGTCGTCATGGGGAAGATCCGCGAGGTGGCACAGAGCTATGGCGTGTCAGACGAGGAGCTCAATGCCCTCGACGGCCACGTCCCGCTGATGGTTCTCGCCGAGCTTGCTTGGCTACGTGACCAGATGGCGGGCGTGGAAGCACGCATGAAACGGCCGACCGGCGACCAGCCGAGGCCGAAGACGCTCCTCCGGCCCGGTACTGCGAAACCCGCGCAGAGCTCCTCAAAAAAGCTCGAGGCGCAACTTCTCACCCGCGCGAGGAAATCTGGCAAGCCCGACGATGTCGCCGCCACTCTCCTCGTCGCTCGCAAACGATAAGGAATACGAACATGGCCGTTTCTTCAGCCGCACTTGAAACCTATGATTCCAAGACCATCCGTGAGGAATTGGCAGACGCGGAGAATATGATTTCTCCGACCGAAACGCCCTTTCTCTCGAGCATCGCAAAGAAGAGCTCATGCTCTAACACCAAGTATGAGTGGCCCGTCGTTGAACTCGGCGCCGTGGACCCGAACAATGCGGTGCCCGAAGGCGAAGACGCTCCGGCGATCGACGCTGCTGTGGTGGCTCTGCGGATGCAGAACTATACGCAGATCCTCGACAAGGTGGTGAAGGTCTCGGACACCAGCCAGCGCGTTGATGGTGCTGCCAAGGTCGAGAAGCTCGCCAAACAGATCAGCTACAAGCTGAAGGAGCTGAAGCGCGACAAGGAGACGATCCTCCTCGCCAACGCTGCCGCCGTTCCTGGCGCCGGCGTGGGTGCCACGACCCGCAAGATGGCTGGCTTCGAGGCCTTCATCATCACCAACGCCTCGCGCGGTGCCACTGGCGCTGCTCCGACGCTGTCTGGCACGACTGATGGCTACCCGAACGCCGCCCACACTCCGGGCACGACCCGCGCCCTTACCGAGGACATCCTGAACACTGTCATGCAGTCCGTGTGGCAGCAGGGTGGCAACGTGAAGTATGCGATCGTCGGCCCGGCCAACAAGCGTCTGATCTCGAAGACCTTCAACGGCACCGCGACCAAGTTCAAGGACCAGGATGACAAGAAGATCATCTCGGCGATTGATTACTATGAGAGCGACTTCGGGACGATCGAGATCGTGGCTGATCGCTTTAGCAACCCGGCCTCGGTTCTCCTGATCGATCCTGAGCACGTGTCGATCTGCGAGCTGCAGCCGACCCGCCAGATCGAACTGGCGCGCACCGGCCACACCGAGAACCGCCTGATCCAGAGCGAGATGACCCTCGAGGTGAGCAACCAGAAGGGTCACGGAATCGTGACGGCGACAGTCTGATCCAAACCACGACAGGGCACCGTGCTTCGGCTCGGTGCCCACTTCCGAATAGGACAAGGAGCACAAAATGAAGATCAAGTTCAAGAAGTCCATGACCCACAACGACCACTTCTGGGAAGTTGGCTCGGTCATCGAGGCCGAGAAGAATTTCGCCGCTTACGTGGTCGGCATTGGCGATGCCGTCGAGGCTGGCAAGGACGAGGCCTTGTCGCCGATCCCCGAGAAGGGCCCGGAGCGCCGCTCTCTCGAGGCCGACGCCATGGAGAAGGCAGCAGCCTCGATCGTGACAGCCGTCGCCAGGGCAACAAAGAAGTCCTCCAAAGACGATGCCTGATCACCGCTACTTCGACCACGAGACCGGCCAGGTCATTGAGGAGCTGTGGGACTGGGAAACCAAGACCCTCCGCATCCGCAAGACTGCGGACGTGGAGCCCCTTCTCGACGACATGCACGAAATCCGCAGCACTGGCCGCAATGGCTGGTCCACGGGCAAGAATTTTCGCTTCATGGGCTCAATCCCGAACCTCGAGGTGGAGCGCATCCTCCGCGAGGAGGGGGTGAACCTCATGCAGAACACGCCGGAGACCATGAAGCGGGTCAAAAAGTACTTCCGCGACAACCCCAAGTTCTCAACCAAGTTCTAGGAGAAGGCACATGAAGAAGTCATCCAAGCCGATGTTCGGTAAATCCTCGAAGCCTTCTGGCAAGGGCAAGCCAATGGGCATGAAACCTTCGGGCGGAAGCCGCAAAGGTTATTGATTTCAGCGCCCGAATAGGGCATGCTTCCAGATGACCGACGTTCCCAAGCTGCGGAACAGGGCATCTCCCCAATCAAAGACCCTTGGAGAAGCCCATTATGTCGTCGCTTTCCCATAAGTTTCCGAGCTCCGCGGCGGTCGCATGACAGCCGGGCTCTACAACATCACGATCGAGCAGGGCGCCACGTTTCGCCTGAGCCTCGTCTGGAAGGACGGCGCCGGCGCACCTGTCAACCTGACGGGCTACACCGCCCGCATGCAGGTGCGGAGAAGCTACCCCGACACGTCGACGCAATTGAGCCTCACCACCGAGAATGGCGGCATCACGCTTGGGGGCGCCGCCGGAACCATCGAGGTGGTGGGCGATGCCACGAAGACTGACGACATTGCTGCGGTGAAGGGGGTCTACGACCTCGAGCTCGTGTCTGCCTCTGGAGTGGTGACCCGCCTGGTCGAGGGCAAGGTAACAATCAAGCCGGAGGTAACCCGTTGACCGACACTGTTACCGTAGTAACGAATCCGGCCACCAACACCGTCGAGATCGTCAGCGTCGGCCCGCAGGGTCCGCAAGGCCCCCAAGGCGTCAAGGGTGACGTGGGCGATGTAAACCCGGAGATGATCACGCTTCGGGATGCGGCCGCTGCAAGCGCCGCGGCTGCAGCCGGCAGCGCCTCGAGCGCCAGCACCTCGGCCACGACGGCCACGACGCAGGCTTCCTCGGCTTCTGGGTCGGCGTCGACGGCCACGTCTCAGGCCACGATCGCCACGAACCAGGCCACGACGGCAACGACCAAGGCCTCCGAGGCCAGCACAAGCGCCACCAATGCGGCCGCGAGTGCGAGCACTGCGTCATCCTCGGCCTCGACCGCGACGACACAGGCAACCAACGCCACGAACTCGGCAAGCAGTGCCGCCGGCAGCGCAAGCACGGCGACTGCCCAAGCCACCATTGCGACGACCAAGGCCGCTGAAGCTGACGCCTCGGCGACTGCGGCTGTGGGATCTGCCTCGAGCGCCAGCACGTCGGCCTCGACTGCCAGCACTCAGGCGACCAATGCGGCCAACTCTCAGTCGACGGCCACCAGCGCCGCGGCGACGGCCACAACCCAAGCCACAAACGCCAGCACCTCGGCGACAACGGCGACAACCAAGGCCAACGACGCCGCCAACTCGGCGACTTTGGCACAGAATGCGGCCACGACGGCCTCTACGCAGGCAAACTCGGCTATTGCGTCGGCAACCGCTGCCGCTGCCAGCCAGTCCGCCGCTGCAGTGTCGGCATCAGGCGCCGCTGCCGGTGCCGCCACCTCGACCGCCAAGGCATCCGAAGCCGCTGGCTCTGCCGCAACTATTCAGGCAACCTTCGGCAACGCGGCATCCGTCGCCGCCCTGGCCCAGAACGCACAGGCCGCAGCATCCCTGGCGCAGGGCTACGCTGCCAGCGCATCGAGCGTTGTGCAGCAGGATCTGTCTGGCGTCACCGCCCAGGCGCTCCACCGCAGCCCCAACGCCATCACGGCGATGACGATCTACGACACGTCCAAGGACAGCGACGGCGGCGCGTGGACCAAGCGTTGCCAGCAGACGAGCTGGTTCAACGAAACACTGGCGGGGAAGTGGCTGGGGCCGCAGGACACAGAGTTTCAGGCGCGGAATGCTGGCTCAACTATTTCTGCCACTGAATTAGTCACCAATGGCACTTTCGATACAGACGTTAGTGGGTGGCTAACTGCCGGATGTACTGTAAGCAAATCCGGCAACGCCATGAGGATTACTGACAGTGATGGCGCTACTGGATACGCATACCGAAGTGTCACGCTGGAAATCGGAAAAACATATTTAGCGTCAGTGCGAGTTACTCTGGACGCGATTACTGGGTCTTTGACCTTGTATATGGGGACGACTTCAGGGTCGAACCAAATGGGTTCATCCAGTCTTGCAAATGGACCGGGAACAATCTCCTTCTACTTTACTGCAACGGCCACTACAGGTTGGATTGCAATTCGAAATATTACTGCTATTGCGGGCGAATATTGGGAAGTCGACAACGTCTCCGTCCGCGAAGTCACCGCGCTCACCACCGCATCGAACGACTACTTCCAGCTCACCACGGACGGGAAGTTCTACCGGCTGTGGAAGAACTTACTTTCACGCTCTGCTGAGTTTGATAATGTAGCGTGGGTGAAGTCTAACGTTACTGCGTCTGGGATGAGGGTAACGGCAGGTTCCGGGACTTTTGCGGCCTATTTGGATCGCGCCCTGTCGCTTCAACCTGGCGGTAGTTACTCTCTAACGGTAATTTTCCCTAACACGCCGGGGCGTCATCGTTACATTTGGATTGGTGATCGAGGGACTTCGCCTATCTCATCTGCTACTTTTGATTTGGATGCTGTTTCGGTGATCGGAAATTCCACATCCGTAACGGCACGTGCGGCAACCTTAAATGACGGTTCTGTCGCTTGTACAATCTCATACAGTAGGCCAAGCGGATCAATCGGCCTGAATGTGGCGCTCGCAGGTGCGGCTTACACGCCTGACCGCCCGTCGCTGGTATGGGCGGGAACCGAATTTTTGGATGCAAAAGTTCAGCTCGAATACGGCTCCACTGCAACAACCTACGAACCCAAGGGCTCCGAAGGCACCACCTCCGAAATCTTCCGTGGCAACAAGGCCGAGTTCCCGAAGCTCGCGGCTATTGTGGCGGAAGCAACCAGCGTCAACATCTACGACCTGACCGAACCTGGGCGTCCCATGTGGATGCGGTTCCTTTCGAGCGCGGCAAACAATACTACGACAACGCGCGCTCTTCTTGGTGCCAACACCCAAGCTGCTATCGCCGCATTGAACGGTATTTTGGCTACCGGAGCCACCGCTAACAGCGGATACCAAGGCTCGCTAATCAACTTCCCCGCTGACAGCGTGCCATATCTCACCAACGGTGTTTCAGGGTCGTTCCGTGGCGACATTGCGCGCCGGAACGAGGCACTTGGCTTTAACGTCGTTGGTGGGTTTAGCACGATTTCTGGAACGTCCATCAACGCCGTCGCCATGACCGTCCTCCCCGACGCACCCATCGACCCCGCCACTGGCCTACGCGTGCCGACGATTGCGGTGGCAACTGGCGGCGGCGTGTCTGTGATCAAGCACAATGGCACGGTGGTGAATAGCAGCAGCACTACGGCGCAAAACGATATTACCATCGACCCGTACGTTCTGGCTGTATCCAACACCTCTTCCAGTACTTGGTTCTACGCGCTGTCGCCGGGAAATCTTGGCGCATCGTTTACGCTCACATCGCTGTCAGGCACCGCTGGCCCCAGCTTCGGTGTTCTTGGTGGGTCCAGTTTCAAGCGAAAAACCCGTGGAGAATACATTCGTCGTTCTGGTACTCGCGTGAACATGCTGAAGCAAAACGAAGGCACGATGGTCCGTGCCTTAACCTGCGAAGTTCATCCGACCTTCAACACCGGCTGGATGACCGGCGACATTCGCCGCGCGTACCTGAGCGATAGCTCTGCTGGCACCGCCCCCCAAAGCGGATTGTTGGTCAACGGCGATTTTAGCACCAGTGAAGCGGCTCCGTGGAGTATTCAAGACGGCAACGTCTCTCTCGCTATTGTTTCTGGCGAACTGCAAGTAACGTTTGCGGCTGGTGGCGGATCAACTTACCCCTATCTGATCCTCCAGACACGTCCCGGCTACCGTTACACAGTGACCTCTGGCATTCGCTTCGGCACTGGTGTGACAAGTGTATACAATGAAGCCCGAGACGGCGGTGGCGGTAGCGGTACTGGGTTGGGTGTAGGTACGGCGCTTACCGCCGATGGAACGCTGACATACTCGTTTACAGCAATATCTTCCTTAACTTCGATCCGATTTACTTGTGCCATACCCTCTCGTCCTGCCACGATCTTTATAGACAATGTGGTGGTGACTAACATTGCTGAACCGGATCGTTCCTACAAAGCCGCGCTCGCAAACATCACCGGCACCATAACAAAAGCCCAACTCGCCAGCGGCACATCGCTCGTCGGCTACTCCGGTTACTCCGCAAGTAACTACCTCCGCGAACCCTACAGCGCCGACTTGGACTTCGGCACTGGCGAGTTCACCGCGACCGCGTGGGTGAATATTCCGGCTACGCTGCCGGTGAGCAGCTTCCCCAATGTTGGTTCTGAGTTAGTCACGAATGGCACGTTTGATGCCGATGTGAGTGGGTGGAGTGAGGCGCTTCTTGGGGGTGCAAGCTTAACTTGGGCGTCAGGTGAGGCTTTGCTTTCGATAGGAACTGGCGGAGTAAGGCCTTATCAGGTCTTTTCCACTGTGGTGGGCCGGAGCTATCGGGTCAAAATGAGTGGTAGATCAATCACGGCGGATACATCTGGATACCGCGTCACTACGAACTCTACTGGCTCGTCGAGTGGTCAAATCGTAGCCGAGATTACGCTTTCAGGTTCTTGGACGCGAGATTTTATCTTTGTGGCTACAGCGACATCAACGACCGTCGCTTTTCTTGCGACAGGTAGTGTTGGTCAGACTGCCGCGATTGATAACGTCTCCGTCCGTGAAGTCGGCCCCGCCATCATCGCAGCCCGTGAGTTCTCCTCTGGCCCGCGCATCCGACTGGGAGTAACTGCGGTCGGCTACCTCACCGCCGAAGCCTTCGACGGCACAACCACGCGCACGGTCACCACGACCGCCGCATACAACACCGCAACATGGCTGAAGGCCCGCGTGCGCTACACCACCGACGGCTCCTTGGCGATTACAGTCAACGGGCGCGAGGTGGCGGTTACGCGCGGTACGCCGCTTGCCAGCATGACGCTGGGCAAGAACATGATTAGCCAGAGTGAGAGTTTTGATCTCGCTCCGTGGAATAACTCCGCCGGTGGCACTGGTGTCGCTTGCGTAGTCACTTCAAATGCTGGCAACGACCCGAACGGCAACCCCGCCGCAGATCGCATCCAGTTCAATCTTGGCGGCGGTACAGTTGCCGCTGACTTTACGCGCCGCATTCAGGCCGTCAACACACCGGCCACTGCGCATGTCTTCAGTATCTACGTGAAGTCCTACGATGGCACCTCCACCTATAGCATGCACATCGTTGGCCCTACTGGCGCTACGACAGCGATTGCGGTCACTGGATCATGGCAGCGGTTTGAAGTGACTGGAACTGGACCCGGTTCAAACCTCAGCTACGCTATCGGCCTCCGTGGCGGCCAGACCCCGACCAACGACAACACCGCTGACGTTCTTGTGTGGGGCGCTCAGGTTGAGACTGGTTCGACAGCGACCGCCTACGCGGCGACCAATGTTGCCCCTCTCACCATCGGCAACTCCTACGCCCTCGACGCTCCGTTCCCCGGCTCCATCGCGCTCCTCAAGTTGGGCGCAACGGTTCCGACCACGGAGCAGGCGCAGTTCATGTACGAGCAGGAGAAGCAGCTCTTCCGCGCTGGCGCACAGAGCGTGCTTCCTGACAGCGGCTCCATTCTCGACATGGCTTACGATGACGCTACCGACCGCTGGGTCGCGGTGTCTGGCACCAACGAGAGCTACTGGACTGGATTAGTACGTAACAACGTCGTTGCGGTCCCGGCTGGCACCTACACCAGGGTCGTCGCTAACTCTGGCGTTGAACTCAACTCCCGCATCACCACCAACCCCGGCGTCGATGTCTCGATCCCGGCCTACGGGCTCCGCGAGGAACTCGTTCGCCGCTCCGAGGCAGCTTCCCGCCTTGGGAAGGAACTGGCAACCTACGACTACGTGGGCGGTTTCACGGGAAACATCACCACTGGCTCGACCACCATCGCCAGTGTCGCTGGCCTGACCTACCCGACCAGCTACATCGGTGCCCGCATCTCTGGCACCGGCATCCCGACAAACGCAACCATCGTCGCGGTGTCTGGCACCACGATCTACATCTCCGCCGCTGCAACCGCAACGACGTCCACGCTGTCGATCTCCTTCTTCGACTTCATTCTCCCGGCAGGCATGGAGGCCAAGACCGTGATGTCTGCGGGTGCAGTCAAGCAGGAGGGCAGCACCAAGGACTACACCCGCCTCTATGACGGCTTCCTCGAAACCATCCGCTTCGCCGCCGCCCCCGGCGTCACGGCCTGGGTCCAAATTCAGGCACAGAGGATCGCATCATGAGCTTCATCAACCTGATGGCTAACGACATCTGGCCCGATGCAGACATCACTCGGCGCACAGAAGCCATGGTCCGCACCGAGTTCTCGCTCGAAGCCGAGACCATCCTCAACCGCAAGGTCGCTGGGATCTCGTTGAACCAGTACACCCCGACGGACGCCGACCTGGCCGAGATGGCCCGCTTCAAAGTGGTCGTTGACGCTGCCCAAGCTGCCGGTGTTGCCGCCCGCGCCGACATGGCGCTCCTTCTCGACACCATGGCCTACGAGACAGCCATGAAGCGTCTCGCCCAGCCGCTCCCCCCCGAGGACGCAACCGACGAGGAGAAGGCCCAGGACGCCGCAGAGCGTGCGGAAGCTCAGGCCGTCGTGGATGGCGCGTCGCAGGCAGTGATTGACCTGTACGCCCTCCGCAACCCGCCGGCGCCGCCAGCCCCCGAACCCGCTCCTGAGCTCGAGCTCGAGCCCGAGCCTATTGTGGAGGCTGAGTAACGGCATGAAGCGCGTCATCCTCCACTGGTCGGCTGGATCGCACAATGTCTCGGACATTGACCGCGAGCACTATCACCGCGTCGTCGCCGGTGACGGCACGGTCGTGAAGGGCGACCACCCGATCGAGGACAACCTTGCGACATCGGACGGCATCTACGCCGCCCACACGCGCGGCTGCAACGCCGGCGCAATCGGCGTGGCAATGGCCGGCATGATGGGCGCAGAAGGCCCAGGCAGGCTCGGCAAGTACCCGCTGACCAAGGTCCAGTTCGACGCCTGCATCGAGCTCGTTCGGAAGCTCGTCAAGCAGTACCGAATCCCAGTGACCCAAAGCACCGTGCTTTCCCACGCCGAGGTGCAGACGACGCTCGGCATCAAGCAGAACGGAAAGGTCGACATCTCGTTCGGCATCCCCGGCAAGCCCGAGCTCAGGACTGCTCGAGCCTGCGGTGACTACATAAGGAGCCTGATCTGATGGCCCTGTACAGCAACTATGCAGCCTGGATCGCGGGAGTTAAGGATTGGCTCGATGCCGACCACCTGACCGACGCGCAGATTGGCGCCTTCCTTGGCCTCGCCCAGGCCCGTCTCGATCGTGAGCTTAACGCCTGGGAAATGGAGGCGACCGAGGATGTTGCTTCATTCCTGAACATCTTGAGCCTTCCAGACGACTTCAGCCGCATTCGCCAGGTGTCGGTCGCCGGGGTCGGCACATACGACGCCTCGACCAAGGGCGAGATCGCCAACCTGACGGCCAAAAGAGACGAAAGCCGGCGGCTCTTTGCCATCGACGCGGGCGCCATCCAGCTTTACCCGAACGTCATCGACGGCACCATGGTGACGATCGACTACTACGTGAAGGTGCCGGAAATCTCCGCCTCTGTGCCGACCAACCTCTTCACGACAAATTACGCCGACGTGATGCTCTGGGCCAGCCTGGTCGAGGGCTCAATTTTCATCGTCGAGGATGAGCGCGGCGCCATCTTCGAGGCGAAGTACCGGACTGCCCTCGAGCAGAGCAACCAGCAACCCAAGAAGGTGAAGATGGGCTCGACGCCCCTTCGCCGCTTCGTGAGGAGCGCCTGATGGGCACTACATCCACACCGAACCTGAACCTGATCAAGCCGAACCCGTTCGAAGAAGAGGATAGCTGGGCGCCGATCCTCAATGAGAACATGAACAAGATCGACACGGCCGTGGCCGCCAGGCTGACCTCGACGGCCGCCGTGTCAACTGTCGCCGGCCTGACGCCTGCAGCCGACAGGCTGGCCTACTACACCGGCGCATCCGCGGCGGCCCTGACGACCCTGACGGCCTTCGC